GTATACGAAATACTAAAAAAGGCCAACATATCAGACGATAACGAATTTTTTATAAAAGATTGTGATAGTTTCTTTGATCACATACCAACAGAGGGTAATTATGTTTGTGTATCAAGTATTACTGAACACGAAGTATTAAAGAGATTGTCTAGTAAATCATTTGTTATATCAAACGACCAAGGTATCATAAACGGTATCATAGAAAAGAAAGTGGTGTCAGATAAGTTTTGTGTTGGTGGTTATAAGTTTGATAACGTAGGTGTATATAAAAAAACTTATGAAAAACTACGAAATAAAAATGTAAAAGAAATATTTGTATCTCATATTATACAAGATTGTTTAATGAACAAACATATATTTTTAGAAAAACAGATTACAAACTATGTAGATGTAGGTACGGCTGAAGATTGGTTTGAATACAATGATAGACCAGTTATATTCTGTGATATAGATGGCACATTAATTAAGGCACAACCTAAAGCAATGTACCACGAGGCACCTGTGGCTTTAGAGGAAAATGTAAAGACACTATTAAAGTACCAAGACAAAGGCTCTCAAATAATATTTACCACAGCCAGATTTAAAAAATATGATGATAGAACGAGAGAGATACTAGATAGTTTAGGTTTTAAAAATTATGAACTAGTAAGTGGCCTACAAAACGTTAGAAGAATTATAGTCAACGATTATAACGAGGCTAACCCATATCCAAGAGCGACATCAATTAATCTAAAAAGAGATACAGATAATCTAAAAGACTTCATATGATAGATGTGGTTTATACTGGCGATATAAGACACAATCAAAAGTTAAAGAAGAAGAATCATAACTTACTTTTGAACGAGTTGAGAAAATTAGGTGAGGTAAAAATAAGTGAGTTTTACAATGGTGAGGGTGAGAGAGATTTTACCGATTGCCCTTTTAATAGAGGTGGTAGAGACGCCTACTGGCATCCTGACAATTTAAGACGAGGTCAAGGTGGTGGTGTTCAAGTATGGCAGTACCTAAACGCTATACGCTTGACAAATAATCCATATGTGATAAGATTAAGAAATGATAACTGGTTTACAGAGAGCTCTATAAAAGTTATTATAAAAGAACTTAAACAAATTATAAATGGTGAAAATGATTTATCTTACTTTGGATCAAATTGGTTAGAGGGCAATATGGGCACAGAGTATGAGGTTATGAAAAAATATAAGGGTGTAGAAGATTTTGTAATAGCTGTTAAACGAGAGGCCTTAAATAGTTATGATGAAGTAATGGCTAAATTAAAATCAATAGGTGTAAATCATTTAAGAAGTGGTAATAAATGTTTTGAGTTTATAAGTAATAGTAAAAAGAAACACAAAGTTTTATGTAGAATATATTTGACAAGGCAAACATACGAAGATTATCCTAGTGATAAACAAGTTTGTTATGATTATCTAGTAAGTTATTGTACTAGCAGAGACGGTATAAGTAAAATGAAACCTGCCTTTGATTGGTTTGAAAATTATGAGCCTTGGAAAAATATAAAATATAAAAAACAAGAACAAGTGAGAAATGAAAATGGATTTAGGTTTCGTCTATACAGGTGAAAAAAGATTTGAAAAGATAGGTAGAGAAAATCACAAACTCTTATACAATACTTTATCAGAGTTTACATCATTTAAAATTTATGATGAATGTAAGAAAGATAGAAAAAGTGATGAGTTTGTATTATCAGCACCAAATCAAATATGGGATTTTTATAAAGCTTTACCTGTTGTAAAAGAACGTATAGTAGTTAAGATGAGAACTGATATATGGTTTTCAAAGTCCAGTATACCACACGTAGTAAATGAAATATTAGCGACAATACAAGGCAAAAGAACATTTACATTAATAGGTTCAGAGTTAAAAACACACTACAATAATGAATACGATACATACGATTTACCAGAATTTTGGGTTGGTCATAAGAGTGATAAGGCTAAAGTAAAAACGGCTGACTTTATTACAATTGCTGATAAAGAAGCATTAAGACCAAAAGATGAAATATATAATATGTTAAAAACAGAAAAGTCTAAAAGTGGAAATAGACTATGGCAAAGAATAAGAAAGGGGCCTGGTAAATATTCTTTTGGTCAAATATATTTAATTAGAGCAAATTATAAACCTGTACATTTAAATGATAATTATATGGCTTATCAGTTTGCTGAGGGTTATAATAAAAGAAAACATAAAGAGGCACTAAAATTTTATAATGAACATTTATCATCAAATAGCTAGAAAAGATTGTTTATCACACCAACTTTGGCCTCATTTTAAAAAAGGTTGGCCAGAGACAGATAAAATTGTACACTTTTTCTGGGGTTTAGGTGATGGCCAGACAGAGGATATTAGACAATGTATTAATAAAAAAGAAGAATGGTGGTTTGTAGATACAGGTTATATTACTGAACAGATAACTAGATACCCTAGTCCTATTATACACGATCCTAGTAAAACTTATTTTAGAATTATAAAAGGTGGCCTTCATACAATAAGAGGTAAAGTAGGCAATGGTAAAAGATTAAATAAATTAAGATCACAAGGTATAGATGTAGATTTTAAAGGTTGGTATACAGGCGAGACAAAACATATATTACTTTGTCCTTCATCACCTACGGTGACTTACCATATAAATGGCATATCACAACAAGACTGGATAAATCAGGTGTCAGCAGAATTAAAAAAATATACAAAAAGAGAAATAAGAGTTAGAAATAAACCAAGACCTGGTAATCAATGGTGGAACAAAGACATAAAAGAAGATTTAAAAAATTGTCATTGTCTAGTTACCAATATGAGTATGGCGGCCATAGACGCTGTATTAAACAAAGTACCAGCGATTACTCACAATATGAATGTAGCCTCACCGGTGTCAGGTAGAGATTTAGCAAAGATAGAAAAACCACTAAAACCTGGTAGAGAAACAATAAGAGAGTGGTTACAATTTGTCGTAGAGAACCAGTTTACTATGGCAGAGATAAATAATGGTACAGCCCATAAAACTTTAACGGAGCAACAAGTATGATAATAATAGCAGGACCTTGTCAATTAGAATCAAAAGAACACGCCCTTATGATAGCAAATAAAATGAAAAAGATTTGTGATGATAATGGTTTTGATTATGTTTTTAAATCATCATTTGATAAAGCAAATAGAACTAGTCTTAAATCTAAAAGAGGTTTAGGTTTAGAGGAAAGTAAAGAGATATTTCAAGCATTAAATGTGGCTGGTATAGATACATTAACAGATGTACACGAACCACACCAATGTGAAGAACTGGCACCATTTGTAGATATATTACAAATACCTGCTTTTCTATGCCGACAAACAGATTTATTATTAGCAGCTGGTAAAACAGGTCTAATGATTAATGTAAAGAAAGGCCAGTTTCTAGCACCTTGGGATATGAAAGGTGTTGTAGATAAACTTACATCAACAGGTTTACCAAAAGAAAAAATTATGTTATGTGAAAGAGGTACATTTTTTGGCTACAATCAATTAGTGGTGGATTACAGAGGTCTAATACAGATGAGAGAGTTTGGTACACAAATATGTATGGACGCTACTCATTGTGTACAACAACCAGGTGGCAAAGGAGATAGTAGTGGTGGTAATAGAGACTATGCTCCATATATGGCCTACGCTTCAACAATATTTAAACCAGAAGCTATCTTTATGGAAACACACGAAGACCCCGACAATGCTCCTAGTGATGGTCCGAATATGATAAAGTTAGACGATATGGAAAAAGTAATTAAAACAATTAAAGCTTATAATGATGTAGCAGTATGAAAATTAGATACTATAAAAACATTAACGGTTGGAGATGGTTAGGTTTTTTTATAGCAATGGCTAGTGTATCTATTTTATCATCAGCTAATATATCAACTCAATGGGTTGGTTGGAGTTTAAGTGTGGTGGCTTGTGTAATGTGGGTTTACTTTGGTTTAAAAGATAAAGATTGGCCAAGAGCTTTAATGGAATTAATGTATTTAATATTAAGTATGAGAGCTGTTTACAATTGGATTAATTTATGATAAATGTAGTGTGTGTTAATTGGGGTTTAAAGTTTAAACCTGTCTATACTCAAAATTTATATAATATGGTAAAGCGACACCTTACCGTGCCATTTAAATTTATATGTTATACAAACCACATTAAATTACAAAAAGTAGTTAAAGAAGATAACTTTGAGGCAAGAAAATTACCATTTGCTGAAGAATATACAGGTTATTGGAACAAACTATCTTTGTTTAGTCCTGAAGCCAATCTAATGGGCCCCTGTTTATACTTTGATTTAGATGTGGTCATACTAGATAACATAGATTGTTTTGCTAACTTTGGTAATGCTGAGACCTTTGGTGTGATGAGAGACTTTGGTCAACCTCAAATGTTTTATAATTCTAGTATATTAAAGTTTAATAATTCAAATGCTACTGCTGGTATCTGGAAACCATTTTTAGAAAAGAAGTCAAATTTTATGAGATTACAAGGTGACCAAAATGTTATAACAGATTTAGTGGCTAAAAAACCATTAGTTAAAAATGTAAAGATATTTGATGATACTTGGACACAATCATACAAATGGCTAGACCGTAGTCAGACCAGATTTCATAAGAATAGTTGGACCTTTGAACAATCAAAGAATGCTAAAGTGGCTATCTTCCACGGCAATCCAAAACCACACGAATCAGACCAGGAATGGGTAAAATCCAACTGGAAATAAGCAAAAGTAGACCTTCGGCAACTTTGTTCTGGTTCTGTTCTTCTAAAAAGCTAGTAAAATCAACGAAAATTAACGCTTGACTCCACGGCCAGACCTGATATATTATGTGTATATGACAAAGAAAAAAACACTAACAAAAAAGGAAACACTATGGGTAAAGTAAAACAATGGGCTGAAGATACAGCTGAGAAAAAAGTAGATAATATTATATACAAATTAAAAGATGGTCAAATTGATTTGACAGAAGCTGCGAGCTTGACAATGAAAGTAGAAAATGTTAGTATGTTAGGTATCAATGAGGAAAATGTTGAGGAGGCTTTGACACAATAATGGCTACATTTAACGTTTGTTATTTAAGATGGTATACTGATCCCGAAAACGAAGCAGAAACATTTGCTGCTTACGAAACTATATACAGAAATGTACCTATCAAGTATCTTAAAAAATTTACTAATAAAGATTTAAAAATGAAGATGTTGAAGCATTGTGATTGGAACTATAAAGATATGGCTACCAACTATACTAACGTTTCTAATATTGAGATAGTGACAGAAAAAGAATATTATCAAACATATGAAGATGTATTTGGTGAAACAGCTGCTGGCGATAAAAATATGTTTAACGATTATGGTCAACAATTCGATAGACAATCTTTAAGAAAAGATTTTAATCCTATATTAACAAAGAGTAAAGTTTACTCTTACAACGGTGAGAAATGTAACTAATGAGATACCCACACGAAACATTTTATTTTAATCAAAAACCTGTTATTGACAGATTTAAAGATAGAGAAGCCAAAGGCGGTGAATACAGAAAAGTATATTGGGATAATATGCCATTTAAAAAAGGTGATATTGTAAATCATAGACAATACGGACCTTGTTTTGTGTGGCACATAATGACAAAAGGGCCTTACCAAGGTCAGTTAGATTTAGCAACCGTAACACATATGAGAAGACTTGCTAACGGTGGTATTAGAGCTGGTCAAAAGTTAAGAGCAGATATTAACGAAGTTGATCAAATGAATTTTAAGAATGATGATGAATATACAAAATGGTTTCAATTGAATGTTGAACCATCAGGTTGGGTAGAACCAACAGACGAGTGGATAAAAGCTGGTAAACATAAAAAAGGAGTTGCCTAATGAAAACGATTACTATTACAGTAAAGAAGAAAACATTAGCACAGGTTTATAATCAAGTAAAAATGTGTGAAGACCTTGGTTTTCCTAGTTTTTGTAAAGGCGAACCTATTAACGACTTGATGAAAGAAATTAAGAGAGATATTAATAAACAAAAGAAAGCAGATAAAGATTTAGGCTGGAGAGAATTTTTTGATTTCTGGCCATTATCAATAGTAACACCAGCAATGTTATTATTATTACTATACGGAGCAATGACACAATGAAATATAATGAAGATAAAATAATTAAAGAAATATCAGACTATGTATCTGGTACATATACAGAGCATTATAGTACAACTAAAGACGGTTTTCAAGTACAAGATATGTTGAGACATTTAGGTATTGACAAGGATTTTTGTCAAGCCAATGCTATCAAATATCTTGCTAGATATGGTAAAAAGAATGGTAAGAACAGAAAAGACTTGCTTAAAGCAATACACTATGTTATACTATTAATGTCAAGTGAAGATAACAATAAGGAGGAAAATGGCAGTTGATACAGATATATTCTTTAATAAAGATGACGTAAATAAAAACTTATACAGAAAGAAAACTTATTACACTTTGGTTATAGAGCAAGAAGTTATTGCTAATAACAAAGATGAGGCTGATAAAAAATTTACAGAGTGTGGTATAGATCACTCACAGATAAACCACGAGATCACAGAAACTAAAGATGGTGTTGAAACTTATATGGTAGACGCCAACTATTCAGATTCAGATACTACAAAATATATGGGTAGAATTGTGTATGATACAGATACGTATAACCAAACTTTAGAAGAGGCTCAGGAAAATGGTGATGTTACCATAGATTCATATGAACCAGAAAAAGAAGTAATGACAACTAAAGAAGAAGACGCTAACGCTGATGTTGTTAGAGATAAAGATGGTAATGTTCAATCGGAGGTAACACAATAATGGATATGTTTTTTCTAATGATGATGATATTGATTTTAGGTTGGTTAGTTTACTTATTGTATTTAACTAATGACGCTAAAAAAATATGTGATAGAATGTTAGATAGATTTAAAAAAATGAAAAAAGATTTAAAGGACTATGAATAATAAACCTAATGAGTGGGAACAAGGCGTGATAGATGGCGCTGTAGAGTATTCTATTATGGAGTGGAGATCACTTGATAGAAGTACAAAGACAATTGTAAAAACTTATAAAGAGGCTAAAGAATTGTTTAAAAAAACTATTAAGAAACATAGACAGACCTTGGCCTACGCTATTAATAAAGATGGTAGATATGCTAATCTTAATCATTTACCAGAATTTAAGAAGGAGCTAGCTGATGAGTAATCAAAGACCAGGTAAAGTAGTAAGAGCTGCCGATCCAACAATGAAAGATATGACAACTCTAAAGTTTTTTAAAAATGCTCAAAAATTATTAGAACAAGAGGGTAAAACAGATGAGGCGTTTTATTTTGAACAGATGGTAGATTGGTTATCTAGTGGCCACCAATTACCTACCACGGAAGAACAAACAATAAAGGCACTAGGAATATAGGAGGACTATGATAACAGAAATAGCAATGGTTGATACGTTAAATTTGGCGATTGACCAATTAGATAAAGGTTTGACCATAGATTGTAAAAAGACCTTGGTTGACCAAAGAGACAAATTACAAAACGAGATAGATTCGTTTGATAAATGGGCTGAGACTCAATCAGATATTGATACATCAATACAACTAGAGATTGATAGTGAGGCAGGAAAGTAGATGATGTACTACTCACATAAGCTAAGAATCACCAATCCTGGCGTGTCCAGGTGTGTTCCAGGTGTAGAAAATCAAGTAAAATCAATACTTTTTACAGGCTTGACAATTGGAACGATTTGTTATATACTAATATCATTAACTTAACAGAGAGAGGAATACATATGTTTTATACAAAAGAAATGCTACACACAGAGTTTAAAATGGCTACTCAAAAAGATGAGAAAAATGCTATGAAGCCTGCCGGTAAGAAATCTTACAAACACAGAGTTGCTTACCTTACTGCTTTAAAAGAAGATATGATTAAAGCTCCAAAGAACTTTAGTAATCTTAATTTAACAACAGATAATCTACAAAATTTAATTGATGATTGGTCTGCTCCAAAACCACTTGACGCTTTTTACAAAAGAATATTTGGTATGACTTATGCTGAGAAGAAAGCACAAGAAGAACTAGAATACGTTATATATGAAAATGGTGAGAAAAAAGAAGTTAGAAAATCTAAAAAAGAAACACAATCGGTACATTAAATCTTTAGGTGTCAACATTGATGTTGATACTGGTGAGATTGTATCTTCGTTTGAGGGTTATGATTTTCCAGATTTATCGTGTAGGCCTAGTTTACCTACGAGTGATAATATAGCAGGTGTTGGTTTGAAAAAACAATACGCTACACAGGTGCCTGCTGGTAAAACAATAAGTGTGGCTTACAATAAGGGTCCTTATATGATTGTTGATGATAAGGATTTTAAAACTATGGGAAGGAAAATATAGTATGAAAACTATGATGATGATAACCATTGCTGTTTTAATGACAATAACAATGGCTAAGAGTGATGAGACAAAGACTATAACTCCTAAAGAGTTTGCTACAGCAATTGCTGAAACACCAAAAAAAGTTGGTAACCATTTAAAAAATGAATGGGAAGAAACTAAAGAGTTTCAAAAAGCTGGTTGGGCTGAAATGAAAACTAAATGGCCTTGGAACAAAATCTTTAAAAGTGAGGCTCAATAATGGCTGCTGATTTTGTTTGTACTAGTGCTAATGACGGTACACATTTATTCAGACCTGTTTCTGCCAGAGGACATACTTTCTGGCAAGAACAAAACTTTAATAAATTTGTAATTGATAATAATGAAGAATACTATATTGTAAAAAGTGTAGATAGTGAGAAAATTTGTGATGAAATTAGAAAAAATAATTTGGATTTTACTAGCTAGTTTGTTATTAACAAATTGTGCTATGAATAGATCAAATGTAGGTGCCGGTTTAGGTGCTACCACAACAACAGGTGCTTGTGTACAAATGGGTGTGGATAATCCTTACGCTATTGCTGGTTGTGCTGTTGTTGGTGCCTTTAAAGGTGCTGATCTTATGTATAATTCAGATTATGATGTACACAATGCTGTCTTTGTAGACCATTTAAATACAAGTCCTAATGGCTCAAGTTATACAAATTGGTTTAATTCTAAAACTGGCAATTCTGGTATAATTAAAACTTATAGTACATATATTAAAGGGCCTATTAAGTGTAAAGACTATGACGCTACGGTAGACATATCAAGTAAATGGCCATTAGTTGGTATTGGTGGTGTAAATAGATCAATGGTGTTTGGTACTGCTTGTCAGTTACCTGATGGCCAATGGATTGAGGATCCTACAAATTAATGAGAAAAATATTTTATTTTATTACAACAGCTTTTTGGATTTTCATATTAATGGCCACATTTGAAGCAATGGCCGGTGAAAAAATATTACACAGTAAAATTAAATCTATATCACCAGAAAAAACCGATGGTCAATATTGTTTTGTAAAAGTGGTAATTAAACAAACGGGTGATGAGATTATTAAAGAGGAAATTTTGGAGTGTGCTGACGGTAAAAAAGGCATTGATACCCCAGGTTATTGGGATTTATTTGCTCAGTTTTATTATAGAGACGTAAACGCTACAGAATACTGCCGATATTATAGTCGGGAGGGACACGCTTTTAAAACACCAGGAAAAGTGTGTTTACAAGTAAATGGTGAATGGGAGGTTAGATGATTAGAAATATAATCATAATTGCTCTTGTATTAGTAATAATGTATGATGTATCTGCTGAAGAGTCATTATCCTATATTCAAATGGGACTTGACTTTTTAAAAGAGATCGTATATAATGTAGAGAGGAGTGTGGAAAAAATATGAAAAACTACATAAAAGTAATAGGTATATTATTGGCTGGTTTGTTAGTAGCAAACTGTTCTAGTACAACCTATAATATGAAGTCAGAAAAAGGCAAGGTATTGAATAAAGTACCTGCTTGGTATATGAATGACTTTAAAGTAAAGAAAGCGTGTGGTACTACAAAGTTTGGTAAAAACAAAAACAAAGAGTGTATCTTTGGTGTTGGTACTGCCGTGTCGCCTGATTTACAATTAGCAATCGAAAAAGGTATGATGATTGCCAAGGCTGATTTAGCTGATATTGTAAAAGGTGAAATGAACAAACAATCTAAACAATACATAACTGAAATTGGTAAGACTAACTCATTGTCTGTTGTATCAGATGTTGAGGTAACTTTAATCAATATAATATCTAAAACACAAGTTAGAGGTTATGAGACGTGGCAAAAAGATGTCACTATAACTAAAAACGGATATTATAGAGTTTGGATTGGCTTAAGATTGCCAATGGGTGAGTATAATAGAATGTATAATTATACCATTGAGCAAGCATTAGACTCTTTCAAGTTAAAAGAAAAGTCTGATATTGCTTATAAACAACTATTGGAAAATACAGGTAATACAAATGAAAATAACAATTTACAGTAAGAATAATTGTATATACTGCTCCAAGGCCAAGACCTTGGTAAAAAACCTTGGCCTAGAGTATGAGGAAAAGTCATTAGAAAAAGACTTTGGCTCTGACCCTAGTAAGATGTTAGAAGACATTGGTAAAAATGTTAGAGCTATGCCTCAAATTAAAATTGATGATGAGTTAATTGGTGGTTATAATCAATTAATTGAATACTTTGAGAAACAAGGTAAAGTTAATTTTAAGGGTGAGATCATAGGTGAGTGACGATAAAATAATACCATTTCCTAAAAATCGTATTGTTAATCAAAGAAGTAGAGAACTTGATGAACAAAGGCGAAAGATGAGTAGTAAAGCTGCCAAAGAAATAGAAAAACAACAAACAAAACAATTTGTTGAAACTTCGGTAGATGATATGAGTATGAATTTATTAAAACAATTTTATGATATGGCTGTCAAAACTGATAAACATAGTTTTACAAAAGACTTGGCTTTGTTAGTTGATATAATGAGAGGTTTATTATACAGAGACTTTAATATGAATCACCCAGCACAGAAATTATCAGACAAAATGGTAAAGTTAAAAGTAAATAGAGACGGAACTCAATCAGCACAAATAGATTATTCAACCGTCACAGATACAAAATCTAAAAATGGCAAACCATTAAGTAAAGATTTTAAAGAAGAACTAAAAGATTTAAACGAAACTGGTATTAAATTTGATCCAGATGACGATAACGGAATTACATAAAGTAATCGCCTTAACAGGTTGTAAAATAGTCCAAAAATAAAAAGGAGAAAATTATGTTTGGAACAAAAAAAGTAGAAAACAGAGGCAGAAAGAGTTTGTCAAAAAAACAAACAATTCTTAATGCTTTATTAAGAGGTCAATCAATCGCTTGGAAGACTTTAAACACAAAGTTTGGTCTTAAATCACCAAGAGCTATGGTTGATACTTTAAGAGCTGAAGGTTATATGATCTACGGTTCAAAAGTAAAAGGTAAACACGTGTACAGACTTGGTACACCAACGAGAGCTATTATCTCAGCTGGTATCAAAGCGTTATACGGTACGCCTTTCAAATACGACAATGCTTCAGTTGTAGCACCTACAAAAGCTACAGTTGCTTCTATTGACGCTTAATTAAAAAACGGTGTGGTGGCGAGGGCAACTTCGCCACTATTTTTATGGATTTTGAACACGGATTATTATTAGGTGTAATTGGTTGTACAGTAACCTTTGTAGGTTTCTTTATAGCTTTTTTGTTTATAAGTTATAATAAGAAAAAAGAATTACGAAGATTAAAAGAAATTGAAAAAAGAAAAAAAGGCCCATTGGCACATCATTACGGTGATGATACAGTATGAAAAAAGAAAAACAAAATAGAACTTTAACTACTTTAGGTGAGAATGCTAAAAGCAAAAAGATGACACGTAAAGTTGACACTTATGAATATGAGTCATTAGCAACTTGTATAAAAACAGATCAAGTACCAGCTAGTGAGATAGCAGAAATATTTACTGACAAAAAGTTTTATAAGTATTACAAAAAGAATTGGCTATGATATTAGTAGATTTAAACCAAGTATTGATTTCAAACCTTATGGCACAAGTCAGAGGTAAGGGTGATGTAAAACCAAATAAAGAAATGATAAGACAAATGGTGTTAACTTCATTGAGAGGTTTTAATGCCAAGTTTAAACAAGAATACGGTACAATGGTTTTATGTTCAGACGCCAGCGATCCTTGGCGAAAAGACTTTTTCCCTAACTATAAACACAGTAGAAAACAAGCCAGACTAGATGGCCCTTTTGATTGGGATAATATATTTAAAATTATTACCGAAATCAAAGAAGAAATTAAAGAGAACTTTCCTTACATTATGATGTATGTAGAGAACTCTGAAGCAGATGATATTATAGCAACACTAATTAAATTACAAGAAGAAGATATTTACCTTGTTGTATCAGGCGATAAAGATTTCATACAATTACATAGTTATGGTAATGTATATCAATGGTCGCCATTTTTAAAATCATTTATTGGTGAACAAGAAGACCCTATAAAATTTTTAAGAGAACAGATAATAAAAGGTGACCGATCAGATGGTGTACCAAACATATTATCAGATGACGAAATTTTTGTTAGAGGTGATAGGCAGAAACCTATTACTAAACAAAAGTTGGCTGAATGGTCTAATTTAGACAACATACCACTAGGTTCGGAAACAAAGAAGAACTATAACAGAAATAAGAAGCTAATAGACCTATCTCAAATACCATTGACGATAGAAAATAACATTATAAATAGCTTTAGAAATTATAAAGTGCCTGACAGGTCGCTCCTGTTGCCTTACTTTATGAAAAACAAACTGAAATCATTGATTGAAAACATTAACGATTTTTGACAATATATATTGGAGATAATTATGGCAGAACAACAACCAAGAAACTCACAACTAATGAGTAAAGAGGCTATGACGGCTATGGCAAACACATCTGGTGTTTCCGGTAAAACCGTACACGAAATCTTTACTTTAATAAACAACGCTAAAGATAAACCTAAAAAAATAGAAGTTTTAAAACAGTACGATAAACCGTATTTAAGACAACTATTAAAGGCCGCTTTCTATTCTAAAATAGAATGGGACTTACCAGACGGAACGCCGCCATTTATGGCAAACGAGGCACCAGTTGGTACACAGCATACACTTTTAAAAAACGAGACAAGAAGATTGTTTAATTTCTTAAAAGGTGGTAACAATACTTTATCTAAAACAAGAAAAGAAACCTTGTTTATTCAGATGTTAGAGGGTTTACACACGACAGAAGCTGATTTATTAATCAACATTAAAGACAAAAGATTAAACCAAGTTTACAAAGGCCTTACAGAGGCTGTAGTAAAAGAGGCTTTTGGCTGGAATGATGATTTTATGAAAAAAGCTTAAGAATCAACGAATTTTGAGGGCGTCCATTGTGTCGCCCTTAAAAAAACTCAATAAAATCAACACTTTTAATCGCTTGACAAAACACATTTTTTACTGTATATTATAAATATAAACAGAGAGGATATTATGAAAAAGTTTGTTATGACAATATTGATAGTAAATGGCCTGATATGGGGTTTACTTTCAAATATAGCGAAAGCAGATGACTATAATACGGCGGTAATTGGCCACGTTATACAATCTAAAGTGAATGGCGAGAATGTTGATGTTAACGCTTTGATGAGTTATGAGTTAGAAAAACTAGCTCACAAATACTCTATTGAAATGGTATCAATACTTCAAGCTTACTTACCTGCTATTTTAGATGGTGTGATGACCGATTTAAGATTACAGGCAGATGAAAAATATAAATGTGCTTTATTAAAAGATTCTAAAATTAAGGACGATTGTAAATGATTGAAATATTTTTAGAAACTCCACTTGAATTGAAAATTATTATATTGGCAGGACTATCACTAGTCATATACGAATTTTTAAGAAAAGAGGTTTCAAGTTGGAAAAAGCAAAAGTCAAAAAAATACTGAAAAAAGAATTATCATCCAGACGTAAGTATAAAACAACTTACAAGGATATAAAATATTACTTTGAAATGATTAATAAAATTGTATTTAAAAACAAATTAGCACCTTTCAACGAGATTAAAATTAAAAAGATTTACAAAGATAAATCTAAAAAGTTTTGTTATGGACAAGTAACAACTTGGGTATGGAAAAGAAAAGGCACACAACAATTTTGGTTAGAAATGTTGCCTGAATACCGAAACAAAAAAGATTTTGTGGACACTTTAGGACACGAAATGGTACATCTATATCAAATGGCCAATTTAGGTGATACTGGCAATCATAATAAACTGTTTTATAGTTTTAGGCCGAAATTAAATGCTATAGGGATTGACCTATAATGAAAGTGAGAGAGATATATAATGAGAAAAGTAAAAGAGTTAGACCCTTATATTAAGTCACGTGTTGGTGAGGCACTATTACAATTAGATGGCCTTACAAAACCATCAAACAGACCAGGCACTAGTAAATTATATTATACTGGTAATTGGGCAAAAGACATTTACGACAACTATACAGAAAAACAAGCAGAGACAATCTTCGGTAAGGTTGAGAAGTTAAAACCACATTTAACTTTCTTTCAATCAAAATTAGATACATTTAAAGATGAAGATGGTAGAGAATGGGGAGGATATGATTATTATGCCAAAAAACTTTGATTGGGAAAAAACATTAAACAAAACTTGGTACTGGTCTAAAATTATTTTAGCTCTTATCATATTAACTTTATTAAGTTATGGTTATGGTACTTTTCACCCTAACAAACACGCTAAATCTAAAGTAAATCTACAACTTGATTTATTCTATATGTCACAAATCAAAGAAATGGATTTAAGAGAACCAGAATTTACATATAATAATGATGTACAATTTGTTAGAGCTTTACATAAATGTATCAACTATGTAAACTTCTCAACACCAAAAAATAAAAGAGTACCTTATGAAATGATTATAGGCCAAGCTGCTTTAGAAAGTGGTTGGGGCACAAGTAGATTTGCTATGAAAGCAAATAACTTATTTGGTATTAGAACCTTTAGCCAAAAAGTACCACACTTATTACCAATGGGTGTAGAAAAATGGCCAGGTTGGGGTGTTAGATCATTTGCTAGTAAATGTGATAGTGTAAAAGAATATGTTAGATTGTTAAATGAACACCCAGCATATAAAGAGTTTAGGGAAAAAAGAAAACAAACTAATGATTCTTTACTATTAATTAAAACTTTAGATAAGTTTTCTACTACAGCTGACTATGACCAAAGAGTTATTAGAATAATTAACAAAGTCAGAAAGTTGGAAAATACTTTTGCTACAGACAAAACAATCAAATAAATATAACTATGTTTTTAACATTACTAACTTTTTTATCAGCTATTAGTATTTCTGTTATAGCAGCTGGTTATTCAATCATAGGTCTAGCAACACTTTTTGCTGGTGCTTTTGTTCCTATCATTGCTATGGGTTCTGCTTTAGAAGTAGGTAAATTAGTGGCTGCCAGTTGGCTATATCAAAACTGGCGCTCAGATGTTCCAAGATTATTAAAGGCGTACTTATTTGGTGCCATTGTAGTTTTAATATTCATCACATCAATGGGTATTTTTGGTTTCTTATCAAAAGCTCACCTTGACCAAGTAAAACCTACATCTGGTAATAATATAAAAATAGAATTATTAGACAATCAAATTAGTCAACAAGAGTTAATTATTACTAGATCACAAAATACACTTGATAGATTAGATAAAGCTTTAGATGTTTACATAGACAAAGAATATGTAAGTAGAGGTTTAAAAGAACGTAAGAAACAAAAAGAAGAACGAGACGAATTAAATACAGCAATCAACAATGCTAGTGATAAAATTGCTGAACTTACAAATAAAAAGTCATCTTTAAAATTAGAACAAGATAAGATAGAGGCCGAAGTAGGTCCAATCAAATATATCGCTGAAATGATATATGGCGAACAAGCAGAGAATTATTTTGATCACTCTGTTAGAATAGTTATATTGATATTGATATTTGTATTTGATCCTTTGGCAGTATTACTATTGATAGCTGCTAATATTTCATTAAGACAATGGAATATGAAAAGAAAATTAAGTAAAGTAAATGATGAAGAATATCTACAACACAAGATAGAAAAGTTAGAAAAAAGAAATAAAAAACTAAAAGGTTACCAAGGTTTTGTAAATAAGCTAGGTTATAAAGAGTTAGATGGTCTTAATCCAGATGAGATTAAACTGAAATTAGATCAAATTATGGACTGGAACGATAATGACAAAAATAATACTAATAATTAGCATAATAGTTTTGACAGGTTGTATGAAAACGACCTGTGTATCTCATAGTGTACGGACAACAAAATGTGAGAAAAAAGTAGATTGGAAAGACCCTAAATTTTCTTTGATGAGAACCATTATCACTAATGGTGCTAATATGGGAAACTAAGCTTGACAACCTTGGTGGATATGATATATTATAGATATGATTACTAATGAAGATATAAAAAGACTAAATTTACCTAAACTGACACCTGTACAGATTAGAAGAATATCAAACGCTGAAAACAGATGTAAAAACGCAATGACCGATTGGAGTAAAAACTATTGGTATAATGTTTTCAAAAAACTATGTGAGAAATATGACGCTATGGATTATTTCAGAAAGGTTATACATTAATGAATGTTTTTTATTTAGATAAAGACCCCGTAAAAGCAGCTCAAATGAGTTGTGATAAACACGTGGTAAAAATGATTTTAGAATCAGCACAATTACTTTCTACTTGTCATAGAGTATTAGACGGTGTAGAATATTATGGCAAAACTGCCAACGGTAGAAAAATCAAAAGGTGGAAACACCCCAATTCAAACTACGAACAAATACTATACAAAGCAGGCTGGGTAAAACACCCTAGCACAATATGGTTATTTGAATCTGCTTACAACTATATGTGGTTGTACAAACATATGATGGCTCTTAATGATCAGTATAAGAAAAGATATAATCATACAAAAGACCACGTTGCTATACAAAAACTAGGTGATATATTATCAGAGCCACCTAAAAATTCTAAAATAAATAAAATGGCAACTGATCCACAACCTGCTATGCCGGATGAATGTAAAGTACCAGGTGACGCTGTTCAAAGTTATCGTAATTATTACGTGATGAAGAAAAGAAGATTTGCTACCTGGAAAGCACCGTCTGTTGTACCACAATGGTATACAGATATGATTGAAGCTGATCAGCTAGATCGTATATATGATTGAACCAGAGACATTTAAGGAATAGTATGGACTATGAAGAACAAGAAAAATTGTCTTTAGAAGAATCTAAAAGACAAACTAAAGAAAGAAAAAACAAAGGTAAAAATATGATTAGACCATTTACATTTGACGAAGAAAAAATGTTATGGGATGGTTTAAGAGAGGAAAAAGATAATGAGAAATCAATTAATTGAAGCGTTACAAGAACACGCTAAAGGTCACATAGCAAAACACAAAGCAAATGTAGAAGTATTACTAGAAAAAATAAATGGTATTGCTGAACATCCTGATGTTGTTGAAACAATTGAAAAAGAATTAAAGATAATTGCTGAGTATGATGACCAGTTAGAAATGCTTGATAAGTATTTTATAACTAAAGACCCATTTAAAAGTTAATGCCTTTATATACGTTTTATAATAAAAAAACTAAAAAAGAGCATACTGATATGATGACCATATCAGAAATGGAGACATATTTAGAACAAAATCCACACATTAACCAGGTCCCTAAAGGTCTAAATATTGTAGCAGGAGTTTCAGGCCTCTCATACAGGCAAGATGGCGGATGGAAAGACAATTTAAGTAGAATAGCAGAGGCTCACCCTAAAAGTGCC